TGTATTTATTGAGATACTTTGTAAGCTCATCGTCTGTGAAATCATCTTCGCCTTCATCTTCAATTAAAATTCTAAGTTCAGCTAAAATCTGTTCCAATTTTTGCCTCTCTTGCCATTAAAATTTTATAATACTTCCCCTTATCCAGTACCCTGACTTTTGTCCGCAGGTGGTTATTGTGTAACAGTTCAAAACTTGTTATCTTTTTAGATGTATAGTTTTTTCCAACTCTTTTTTCATATCCGAAAAGATTATCACTGCTATCTAAAATCAATGTATGTTTTCCCCAGTAATGAAGCCCTTTCCTATATTTAAAAAATCTTATTGAACGTAGATGTCTTTTTCTATCCCCCTGTTCACCTATCATTATTATACCAATATCCGTATCAAGTTTGGGGATATTTCCAATTAGAACCTCGTCTGTATCAATATTAAAACAAATATCGCCTTCATCTAAAAAACCTAAATAAAGGTTGCGTTTTGCAACTTCATCTAAGTTGGTTACTATTACGGTTTCAACCTTATTGAGACCCGATAGATATTCTAGTGTACCATCTGTAGAAATATTAGAATCTCCTGGAAAATCTATATACTTACCGTCTATTGCTATTATTCTATTGACTTTATCATATATGCTCTCTATGCAATCCTTTACGAGTGGCATATCGTTATAGGTTACAATTGTCGCTACTAACATATTTTAGATATTCAATTACTTCATGATTAAATCCCAAATCTTCAAATTGGAGTTTAGGTATATAATGTCCCCTTGCATTATGATAGCAGAAAACCTGCTCTTCTCTGCACATGAGTTTATCATTTTCAAGATAAAATTCTTTTTCTCGTCCCAGTGATTTTACGCCATAATAATTCTTGTCTTTATCAAAAATCTTTCTTTTCATCTGTGAAACTTCAGGGTCGTTATGCCAGACTAGGTTAAGTATATCCTGCTCTCTATATATATATTTTTCTGTATCCTTGTTAGCTTCTTCCCATATATCCCAAAATCTCCTGTTCCTTGAAGACACAAGTCCAGCCTGAACATACATTTCTGCTGTAACATTTTCTATACTTGCACCTGTTATATCACAAAGCTGTGTAACACTTCCAATCTCGTAATCATCTTTTAAAACTTCTATAAGTCTTCCAGTGATTATGGTATCGGCATCTATACTCACAACCAGATCATAAGAACCAGTTAGGAGTTTGGCAAAGGTAGGTTTGGCATTATCAAAGTAAAGATTATTTTCTGCAAATATTTTGTCAATTATTTCTTGCCTGAAAACTGCAAGTTCTATATCAGGATGGAATCTCCTGAAAGAGTTTATAAGAAGTGGTGTTCCTATTCCTTCATAGTATTCATCAGAAACATAAGTATAAAAAACAACTTTTTCTTTCATCTGGTAAATAAAATTATAATTGCGTCTGCTGATGCTTTTAACATATTATCTTTTCAGGCTTACAAAACTAGGAATATCTTGTTCAACTAATCTTTCAACGATAAATGGAATATTTTCTTTTGTTTCTGGCCAGTACTTCCTTATATTTTTAAAGCAATTTATAATAGATTTAGCATCTTCCGAGTGGTGAGTAATTCCATCTTCTAAATAATCCTGATCCCGGCCAGAGGCTATTAACCTAACTGGAATACATTCTCTATCTATATAATTTCTTATAAATTCAAAAGGACGATATATAAGAAAATTTGTAATTGTATAACAAAAGACTTTTTTACCTAATAATGTTAATCCTACGGCAATTCCTATTCCTGCCTGTTCACTTGCTCCTACATTGTAAAATTGTCCAGATAGTTCAAAAAAACTATCCCACATTTTGTAACCCAAATCAAAGGACACAATTACAATATTTTTATCATTTTTGGCATATTTTAAGAGTTCACTGGCAAATAATCTTCTCATATTCTTCTTTTGTAATTACATGATAATGCCCTTCAAGTCCTTGTAGCCAATCGGGGAATCTTGACATATCTATTCTTACCATATCAACTGTGTAAAAAGCCTTAAGCCTATTTTTTAGGTAATCCAAATCTATCTTTCCTAAAGCGCTGAATCCATTTGCTATACAGGTTATTTTTAAATTCCTGAGTTCAAAATCATTTGCTATTCTCAAGGATTCCCATATAGAACCTTCCGCACATTCGCCATCTGAAATGGTTACATATACATTTTTATTTCTATCTGCTAAAGCCATTCCAATAGCCACACTAAGTCCCATACCAAGCGAACCAGTACTACACCATATTCCATCATCTAGATTTCGGTTCGGGTGCGTACCATGTTTCCTTATTAGGTATTCAGCATTCTTGTAGTTATATTTTTCAAGCACAACATATAAGGCAAGTCCAGCATGCCCGTTTGACAGGATAAAAGGTTCATCTTTATTTTTTATTTTATAAATCTCATCAAGATAATTTATGGTAGATAGTGAACTTCCTATATGTGATAGCCTGTACTTATAAGACAGGTCAATAATCCTTCTTTCAAGTTCGTTTAACATAAGTCTCTACCATAGATTTTATTGTATCTTCTAAGCTTATTTTTCCAGTTTGTTTTTCTGCACACCAACTTTTATTATCATAAAGACGTAGATTTTCAACTATATTAATATTTGCTTTCCTACCAGTTATTTTTTCTACTAATTCTAAAACTTCTTTATTACTAGTTAAAATGCCACTTCCGATTTCAAATATTCCATTAGTTCTTGCTTCCGATAATCTTATGATTTCATTTACAATATCTCTGACATCTATCCAATCATGGCATGGATCCGGTACAAAATTTACCAATTCTCCAGTAAAACAAGACTTGATAAGAGTTGGAATAAGATGCTCTTTCTGCTCACCAACTCCCGTTATACTGTAAGGTCTTATAATACAAATTGGTAAATTATATTTCTCAGTAAAAGCCAACAGAATCTCTTCTGCCGCTCTTTTAGTTCTGGAATACATAGTCTGTACTTCAAGTTCTACAGATGATGTACTTATATAAATAAAAGATTTAAACCTATACTTCATTGCCTCCAGCAAGAGATGTATTAGATCACTGATATTGGCCTGTATAATTTGCCCATCACCGATATGGAAATACATATTACCATAAGCTGACAGGAAATAGAAACTATCAAATGGTTCAAGTTTGGCATTCATTATTTGGTTGTGAGGAATACAAATTACCTTCTTATTCAAGGCTTTCAGCAGATATGAGCCTACAAAACCGCTGGAACCAGTAATGTAATTTATCATCCCAAAATTACCTCAAGTTCCTTCAATCTTTTAAGCCATTTATTCGCAGCATATTTCCATTGATATTTATGGACCATATCTTTTCTTGCCTGATCTCCTTTTTTCTTCGCAAGTTCAGGATCGCTGTAAACCTGCCTCATAAGTTTCTGTAAATGTTCCATTGAAGGAATTGCAAACTTTTCACCAACATATTGAGGACATATCCAGTTACATTTTGGTTCAGGTCTATATTCGGCAACATCAATTAAGAAGCTGTTATTATCATTCATAAAATCCAACTGGCTTGTAGCTCTTGTGCCGATAGTAGGAAGTGCCATAGACATAGCTTCTGTATAATTAAGTCCCCAACCTTCACCTAGGCTTGCAAGTACAAAACAGTTTGCACTCTTATATAGCTTTGGGAATACATCTTCAGTATAAATATTAAAATCAATCCTGATTTTTGGGGGATCTGCTTTACCAACTTTTGAAATTATCTGTCTGACTTCATTACTTGCCTTATCATTATTATAATAACCGCCTTTTAAATATAGTAGAGTATTTTCCCTGCCTTCGAATTCCCTAAGATATGCTTCTATTAAAATATTCACACCTTTTCTTGCACTCCAGCCCATAATCGATAAGAATACAAATTTATTTTCAAGTTCCGCACTAAAAGGTTGCACTTTATCAGGATCAAATCTTTCTGTATCCACTCCAAGAGGCATTATAAATCTTGGTTTTGCGTACCCAGCTTTTCCAAAATTATCAAAATTAAACCTTGAAGGTAGCCACAACTCATCTACATTTGCCATAAGGGAATGGATAAAAACTTTCGGAGTTTCCTGTGTCTCAAACATTACATAACCTATACGGTAATTACCACCCCTGTTTATGACTCCCAAAGGTGAAGTCATTATGATATTTACAGTTTTATAATCATTAACATAAATAGTATTTTTCAAAGAACTTATAATCCTGCCTTTTTCAGTCCTTAGAATATCACTGGTTACCCCATCATGAGGTTTTGCTATGACATTACAACCTTTACTGTATAGGGAATATGTGATATTTCTCATGGCTTCCCCAAAACCATGATAGCCGAACATCAGACCTTTACAGATTATATTTAACTTTAGTGCTCCTTTACTTATCCTTAAGTTTTCTATCTGTGGAGAAGTAGGATAACGTGCAATTCCAGCATCTATCCAGCGCAAGGCTATATCTTCATGCAAATCAATACATTCCCCAGCCCTGTACTTCTTCGGTGCTATATTCCTGTCCCGTAGTAGTCTTATCTTCAATTTCTGTCCCTTTTGCTTTTTTTTTAATTTTTACAGGCTCATACCAATGTGCCTTACCCTGCAGGACAAATCTATGTGCTGCCCTGTAGGATAAAACCTTTCCTACTTCAATAATTTCGCCAGTCTTTATGATTTTTACTTTCATAACTATCCTTTGTTTTTAGGGGAGTATTTCAACTCCCCGTATTTTAAAGTCCTGTAACTTTAGCAAAAGCATTAACATTTCTCATTCTAAATGCTCTTCTTACCCACAACTTAATAGCTTCCATATTATGCTCCCACAAATTTACTGGTGAACCACCTATTGTTACAGTTGCCTGATTGGTTATATCGTATTTAATACCACCTCTTAAACCTTCAAAACCATACATCCAATCACCAACGATACATTCATATGCAGCGGGTGAACCAGTCTTTAACATATTTCTTGAAAATCTTATTGGATAACCAAATAAAGTGGCTGGCTCTTTTGCATTGCCAGGTTCAAATATAGGTCTACCGTTCAAATCCCTTAAATTTCTAAGTCTTGCCTTTAATGTGGTATGTGCACAAAAAGCGATATTGTCTTGAAAACCATCGTCTTCTATACAGCCAAGAGCATTAGATAAGTCTTCAACCAAATCTATTCCAGCTCCAAAAGCTATTATATGAGCTCCTGGTATATCTCCAGAAATATCTTCAGCAAAAGTTCCTGTATTTTCATATCCTAAATATATCCTATCAAGTTTCTTTGCTATTGCTTTTTCACATTCTCCACGCAAAAAACTATCAACAGCTATATTTGCATTCTCAGACCATTCTTCAGTTAATGGAACAATTACTGAAATTTCTTTTGTAGTAAGAGTCAATTGGTCAAAAGTACCCTTACTTTTTGACTTTTCTCCACCTTCAGTTCCAACTACTCCTGCCTCTATCTCGTCTCCAACCATATTTATATCCAATGTCTTTGATGTCATAGGCCACTTTCTCAAAAATGGCTGGCATACAGAAGCTATTTCAATATTTTTCAGCATTTCAACTGCTAATGGTTTTGGAACTAAATATCTACCATCAGCGTCTACTATGCCACTATAAAAATCACCCATTTTATTTACTCCTTATTTTCTTTTTACTCTTATCATTTCCCCAAACATTACATCTGGGTCTTTACTTTCTTCTAAATCTCTCTTCTCCCTGTTTCCTGCTCCAACAGTTACAATTTCACCCCCTGATAGCAGTTCAGGTTTTTCTTTAGCTATTCTTTCTACTATTTTCTCAATAGTTTTCTCATCAGCTTCTTCTTCAGAGGCAAGCTCTTTTTTGGCAAGCAGTAGTACTACATCAAGGTACTTAAATCCCTTAGTTGAAGCTATACCCAGAATAGAAGAGTCAAGCTTTATAATCTTCCCTTCTTCAGTTAATGCTTCTACCTGTTTTTCAAGTTCATTAATCCTTAAGTCCTTTTTTTCACTATCAGATAATTTCTCATCTTTTAACTTCTTTAGTTCTGCTTCTACATCACGTAGTTTTAGCCTTCTGTCTTTAGCCTCTTTTTTAAGTTCCCTTACAAACTTCTCGTCGTAAGTTTTAGATCCTTCTTCAACTAATTCATCAATTTTTTCCTGTATTGACTTAGCCTCATCAGAATCTTTTCCCTTTTCTGCAACAACAGAATTAAGTTCGTCCTTGAGTTCATCTAAACTCTTAATCTCGTCTGCCATCTGACAGTCCTTTCTTTCGTGCAATAAAAAAAGCACCCTATCCAGAGTGCTTTATATTGCGTTTTATATAAAAACTTTAATTATCCTGCTTTTTCAAACCTACCTTTATGACTTTCACAATGCTGGCGAGCTTCGTCTGCGTCCCAGTCTTTTACCGGATAACGGAATGCCTGAGTAGTGGTTGTTGAAGCTCCTTTTAATTTACCTATTATTATTGATAATTTACCTTGCTGAATTCGCCTGAAACTGCCTTCTTCAAATAATCCAGGTTCACGAATACGGCAGGAATGTTCTGAAGGGTAAGGACTCATTTATTCACCTTCTTTCATGCAACCTTTTTGTAATAAGTATCATACCATTGGTTAAGTTTAGGATGAGTTGACTTATCCCTCATCCACTCTATCCAGTTGTTTACAAACTGGCTTGACGATAATGTGATCTCATACGTTGTACACATGCACTGTGGGTGGGGATTTGTCGGAACTTGTTCAACCGGATATACTCCAGAACCTAACCCAAAATCATCAGCCTGCGATATATCAATACACTTGGCGCACGGTCTTGTCGAAAGTATCCATTTAATCCCGACATTGCCAGGATTTGATAGGGCTGCCATTCTATCAGCTTCTCTAAACGCTATAGCTCGCTCAGACCTTAAAAGTCTTGCAGCATCAAAGCTAACATTGCGTCCATGCAGGGAAGTTCTTACAAATCGCCTATCTGGATTAAGCAAACTATTTAACCTTGCCTCCAGTACCTTACTTGAAGCTGGTCTGCCTGTTGCGATCTCTTCAAGTATTATTCTCTCAAGCTCTCCCCTTGTTCTTTTGTTTAAAGTCCATATTCTATCGGATAGTTTCAGTCCGTCCTCTAAAATCCTTGAATATGCAAGTTTTATAACATCATCAGGAATTTTGTAAGTCAAGGCTGAAAAATCTATATTCACACCTATCCCTGCAAGTCTTTGCTGATACCTTCTCATTATTGCTTCAGTTGCCTCTTTGCCAAGATTTGCAGATTCTATAATCGATTTATCAAGTAATGACTTAAAATCATCAGTTAATTCTGCTGCTTCTGCAAGTAGGTCTGAAATTAGTTTTTTCTTTACTGCGTAAGTTAATCCCTCTTTATTTACAATCTTATCAGCTTCGGCTTTTGCATATTCAGCAAATCTTATGTAAAGCCTTCCAAGTTCCTTTTCCTGTGCCTTTGAAAGAGCAATAAAATCTTTCCTATTTTTTAAAATATAGTCTTTAAATTCACTTGGGGTATATGCCATTAACCTTCCCCATAAGTAGA